CTCTCATTACATATTGGTCAAGGTCTGTATCGCCTTGAAAAAAGTACTTGTAGTTGTCTACTGCTCTATGGAATTTGTCCTCGCCTCTTGCTATAAATTCTTCTGTTGTTTCAAAGATGCCAATATCACAACTACCTTTGTCTACCACCAAGAACTTAAAGTCATTTGCCTTAAACATTCTCTTGTACATATAAGCCTGTAAATCGTAACCATACTTATCTGCACTATACTTAAATGTAGAAAGGTCAGCAGAAGTCTTTAAATCAATTATGGTGTCTCCTTGTATAATATCTGCCTTACCTCTAAAAGGTAACCCTTCCATCATTTCTATTGCAGGTATCTCAAACTCTGATTTGTTTAGCAGTTTAAGTGCTGCTTCGTTTCTTAGTACAGCATCTGCAACTCTCTCTGCTTGACTTCTTTCTTTGTTTAGAAACACTTCACCATATTGTGCTTTAGCTTCCTTATAAACCTTTGTGCCTTTTGTTGATGCTTCTACAAAGTGCAACTCATCTACCTTGTGCGGTTCTAGTATTAACCAATGCACTAACTTACCTTGTGCAAGTGCAGGACTATCTGAACTAGGGTCTCCATACTTAGTTACGTTTCTATAAGTCTTTGGTGATTTAAGTATCATCTTTAGACTGCTGCTGCTTAAAGCGTGTTTTCCTAGATGTCCATAGTAGAAGTTATCATCGTACATCTCTGCAAGGATTTCTTCCCTTGCCCACGTTTCGTTATTTAGTAGTGTTATCATTTCTTCTTAGCTTTAATTCTTTTAAACATCTTGCTGCGTGTGCAGGTAGATATTGATGTCTGTTTTGAATGGTAAACATTAAACGGTCATTAGTCATAGAACCGTACTCTTGTTTTATCCAATCGCTTTCTTGATATATCATAATTGTTTGTTTTATTATTATGATGCTAATTACGTAAACATTTTGGATATAAACAAATTATCAACTATCTTTTTCTTCTACACCTTCTAATTTTTCCAATCTAAGAATAACAGCAACTAATACTTTTTCCATATTAGCTACCCTATTTCTCATCTGTATTAATTCGCTTTCTTTCATTTCTGCTGTTTAAGTTTCTCAATGTATAGTGTAGCATCCATCAGTTCTTCTTGTAAGTGATTTAGGAAGGCATAGAAGCCATCAGGAGAGTCGTGTAGTGTTGTACCATACTTTTCTATTCCAAGTTCACTACGTTGCTTGTATTTAGATATAACATTTTCTACTATCTTGTCTGTCTGTCTAAGGTAGACAGGTTGTGTAGTATCTGCATTCTCAAAATACTTTGTTACTGAATCACTCATTTGATTAAGTTTTTCCAAGTCCATACTATAAGAAACTCTATTGTTCTAAATAGAATATATCCTACTAATAATTTTTGCATCATAATCCAAGTTCTTTTGCTTTCTTAAATACTGCTAGTTCTTTCTCTAGTTCGGCAATCTTTTCTTCTGCTTTCCTAGCACGTTCTATCGACCTTGTTGATTGGTTTCTATATTGGTCAATCGCTAAATGATATGTTCCCCTGTCTAGCTGTAACTTGTTTGTGATAAAGGTTACGTTTAATAATGCTTCCCTTACTTGCTTTAGTTGTTCGTTGTCTGGTCTTGTATCGCACCAACCTTTTACACTCTCCTGCATTATCAGAAGTGAATTAGTTAGTTTAAGGTCATCAAGGTTGTCAAACTTCTTTTGCATTGTATCTCTCATTAGAACCTACATTTTTTGTTATTCCATTTCTCGCCTAAGTTATTGATAAATTCTATAAAATCATAAGGCTCTTTTAAAAAATGCCATCCAACCTTCGGTTCATACCAAGCTGTTACCTTACATTGTTCCAAAGGAATGTTTTTGGAATCATCATCAAACTGATGTTCTACCTTGATAGCTATTGACTTCTCGCCCCAAGCATCACAAATGCGTTCTAGTATTAGCTTTTGTCCTGTGGGAATACGGTTGTACTTCCTTTTGACTTCTCCAAGTATTAGTATCTCATTGTCAAACTCTAATACAAAATCTATATCACTTGGGTGAAGTTTTCCATTCTGTACACCTGTAAAGTCAATCACTTGCTTTACTTGGTTTCTATTTCTTATTAGACTACCCAAGATATTCTTTATAAACACGTTCTAACTTCTTCCATACCCCATTTAAAAAACAAGTACTACAACCTGTTAATTCTCTGTTGTCTTTAAAAACCCTATTGTATATTACTAACAAACGTTTTTGTTCTTCAGGTGTTACCTTGTTAAGTTTACCTACACGGTCTGACAAATAATTAAATTCATCTTCTGTAAGGCAATTTGGCTTTTGATAGGGGAATAAGTAGTTAAGTTTGTCTTTGCGTTCATCGCATCCACAGTCCTCACCCAATGCCCACTTAGCTACTTTAGCTACACCTGTCTTTTTAAATACTTTCTCTACAGTGTCTCCTACCCCTGTACTTGTTTGTTCGTGGTTTTTAACCCACTCTTTGTAGGCTTTAGTCCTTTTGTCTTTTGGTGGTAATTCGCTCATAATCTTTTAATTTATAATCTTCGTAATCTTCTTGTAATTTATTTCTTAGGTCTTGCTTTAGGTGTTTGAGGCTGTTGTATATGCTTACCCAGCTTATCTTAGTTTCTGCTGCTAGTTTTCGCATACTCATATCTGTTTGGCTATATAGCTTCCACAGTTTTCTATCGTACCAGTTCCACTCATCTGCAACTCCATCTACAAGTTCACAGATTCTATTGAAAGCTTCGTTTTCTTCTATACTATCTTGGTGGGGAATTTGTAGGTAATTATCATCATCATCAATACTGACCTTTCGTACCTTCTTCTTCTTGTTGTAGTATTGGTAATAAAGGCTTCTTAAAGTAAAGAACATATACCCCCTGCTTACTTTATCACCTTTGATTATCTTTTCAGGTGTAGCATACTTGATAAGGCAGATGTAAGCCTCCTGCACTATATCTTCACAGTAGTTGTATTCGCCAAAGCTGCGAACTATTGTAATCCAATCATCGTGCTGCTTAGCTACGATTTTTAACCATCCGTATTCTTCTGCCATATTACTGTAATGCTTACCACGAAGATACAACATTGTAAAGTGTATTCCCTTCCTTCCTCGTAATCTTGGAAAGAGTACAAAGCACCAACAACAATTCCTATCATTGGTGCAATGCTAATTTCTGCATCATTGATTTGACCCCAATATAACATAAGGATAAATATCAACAACAATGTAATTATTAGTTCAATCAAAATAGTATCTCATCAACTTCTGTTTTTTTACTATGTAGAATATCCTTTCCAAGAAATTCAAAGCCTACATTGTTTCGGCTCATCCTCAATTTAATGGGCTGTTCAAAAGGTGTACATCTGCCACCTGTTTCTGTTTCTTTTATTTTCAAAACGTGCAGTTCAGAATACATCCACTCATTCGGATGGTTTGTCATACGGTGTACACAAAATACATCGTCTGCCCTGTTTCCCCATTTACCACCCCCCTCAACTTGCGACATTGACAAAGGCTGTGGAAGATGAGCATATTCGTGGTCTTTTGGATATGTTCTACGCATTGCTTCTGTTACGCCGTGAGCATTTAAAAATACAGTAACGTTTCTATGTTTTGCAAATAATCTAAATTCAGAAGCTATTTGGTAGTCGTATTCGTGTCCACCTAAATTTCTCATTAGCTGCTTATCTTTTGCTAAAGAATTGTATGGGTCAATCATTATTGCATCGTAATCCCAAGCATCTTTAATAGCGTTTGCCTCACTCAATAGTTGTTTATAGGTAACTAAATCTTCAACGTCTATTATCTTAAAATAAGTATCACACCATTTTACAGCTTTGTCAATTTCTTCTTCTGATGCTGTCTGTATAGGTTGCCCCATTTTAAATTCAATAATCTTTCTAACTATACTTTGGGGTGTATTCTCGCTTGACCATATTAAAAACTTTAGGTTGTGCTTTATTGCCCATACAGTAAACAAGTAAGTTAATACTGTTGTCTTTCCAACATTAGCGTGTCCTATTAGTAAATTAAAGTTTCCGTGCTTAAATCGTAGGTACTCATCCATTTCTTTAATATCAATCTTCAAACCTTCTTTAACCCTACCGTGCTTGATGTCTAATATTCGTTCCTTAATTGTTTGTGCTTGTGTTATCATTTATTTGGTATTGGCATTATTCCGTATTTGTTTTGTTCTTTTGCTGTGTTTCTTCTTGGTTGTTCAAACTTGTAGCCTAGTATTGGATTTACATTGTAGTTCCAAAAATCATAAGGCATTTGTTCGCCATCTTTTAACTCTATAAGTTTTCTCATTAAGGTACAAAAAAAAGGGGCTGTTACACCCCTCTTAAATTAAAATGGTAAATCTACTTCTCTCGCTTCGTTCTGCACTGCATTTGTAACTTCGTTATCTTTCTCCGCTATACTTACTCCTTCATCACTTATCCATCTTACTGCTGCGTTTCCTAATGTAATTGAGGGCGCTTTGGCTTCTCTTTCTTCTTTGGTTAAGGATTGAGTAACCCATACATTGTTACCGTAGCTAGATTGGTTCTGCACCATTGCAGTAAAGTTAAGATAACTCTTACCATTTTTGCCTTGAATTAATTTTGATTTGTCAATTGAAGTAAGGTCGATACTTCCTGAAATAATTGCTGTTGTCTTTTTTTCCATTTTACTATATATTTATAATTATTAAATTCTCCTTTGTAATATACTGATTTTACTTTACAGTTTTGATAACTCATCTTGTACCTTTTTTGAAATCTTGTACTTTGATTTAATAGCTGATAAGTCCCCACCACCTTGTAAGTACTCTATTGCTTTTGAGTATTCAGGGGTGTTAGCGTTTAACCAAGCCTTTTCTACTTGTGAAACGTTTCCACTTGCTGCATTACCATCATCATCTTCTGCTTGTAATCCTAATAAAGAAGCTAACGTGTAACGTCTGTAATAAGTAATACAAGAACCTAACTTCTGTGGGTCTGATATTTGTGGTAATTCTAAAATAGATACAGCTACTTGTTCTGAATCAATACAAGTGATTTTAGTTTCAACCGTATTACCTAACAAGGGTTGTGTTAAAAGAAGCCTGTTCTTTTCTAGTAATTTGTCTAGTTGTTTAATTAGTGAATTGATGTCAAAATATTTCGACTTGTAAAATGGGTTACTAGCATCCTTGCTAATTGCACCAATTTCTTTTCGTAAATTAAATAGCTTCTGACTTAGTGTTAATTGTTTGCTCATATTAATTGTTTTAATTTATGTAAAGATACACTTTTTTTTTATAAAAGCAAAAGGTGGACATAAATCCACCCTTCACAAAACAAACAATTAAAAAGAATATAAAGAAATGTTTAGGAAAGTCTTTTAAGTTGCGTAGAGTAAAAGTCAATCATTTCCTGTAATTCTACAT